GGGGTAGGCATAAAATTTCTACTATTAAGAGTATAGTTAAGAGATTGAATGAATTTTTAATGACTGGAGATTATACAAATGCATATGACATAGAAGTTGAATTGTTATCGTGGTATTTGGATGACAATACAATAGCTAAAGAAAGAACGGATATAAATGACAAAAACCTATCGTCTATAAGATTTGTAGATAAAAAAATATTTAAAGGACTTACAAAACGAGACATAGAAAAATATTATAAAATATTTTCTAATCCAGTACGTTGGGCTGAACATATTCTACGTGATCCGAAAAACCCTAACAAACCATTAAGATTAAGACCCTGGCAAAAAGAAGTCTTAATGGCAATGAAATTAAACGATAAAGTATCGTTACGTATCGCTAGAAGGTGTGGTAAGTCTGTTACGTTAGCAGTTTTTTCGTTGTGGAAAGCAAGTACTACTGAAGCTGTTAACATAGTGCTTATTACGCCTTACGAGTCTCAGGTACGTGTTTTGTGGGAAATGATAGGTAATATGATACATGATTCCGATATAATAAGCTCTTCTATAACTGTATTTAGGAGACGCTCTCCATACGAAATAAAGTTGGCGCAGATGCAGATATAATGATACTTGATGAGGTAGATTATATGAGTGACGAAACTCTTGGTGCTATTCTTGCATTGACATCTGGTGCCGAACAGATGCAACTCATAGTATCTTCTACTCCGTCTGGTAAGCGCGGATTCTTTTACGATACACAAACAAAACCTGAATTAGGATTTTGGGTTAAACATTTAACAGTACATGAAGCCAATCCTAATTGGTCAAGAGAAAGAGACGCTGCTATTAAAAAATATTCATATAGAGATATAATTCCTAAGAAAGAAAGTATATATATAATAGGGATAGACTGGAATACGCCACAAAATGGAGATAGAATTGTAGTTTTGGAACGGGACAATAAGAAGAAGAAATTCAGAGTGGTAGCGCATGAGATAGTAATGGAAGAGAGGTATAAGAACCAAGAAAGCATGAAGAGAATAATTGCATTGTACGATAAATTTCGTCCGAAGTATATATATGTAGATAAAGGATATGGTGATGTAGCTGTTGAAGATCTAATGTTGTTGTCAAAACAGAGAGGAATGGATCTACATAAAAAATTGGTGATTATAGATTTCTCAAAACCAGTTGAGATATGGAGTCCGACGAGAAAAATTCTTGTCAAGAAGCATCCTAAACCATTAATGGTAGATTTTCTAGCTAGAGTGTTAGCCGAGAACATATTAGAGATACCAGAAGAGGAGAATGAGATTGGACGTATTGTAGACGAGTTAAGAGAATTTAAAAGAAAAAAGTCTACTAGTCATATTCCAGTTTTCGAAGATGAAAATTGTCACTCAGTTACGGCGTTAATGTTGGCAGTATACGGATACATGGATAATTTTAGTATATTTTCTCCTAGGCATAGAACAGGTATGGTAAATCCTTTCAAGACTTTAAGATTTAGGTATATAGATTCGGATTCTGAAGTGGATAGGGAAATAAATACGGCGGAGAGTAGCACATTGATACCTGGAGTGGAGAAACGTGGGCCAATGATGAAGGATATCGTAGAAGAGGAAGGAATATACGATTACGAGTATCGTATAGATCCTGGTCCAGATTCTAAGAAAAGGAATTATGATAGTTTTGACGAAATATTGCACGATAAACATAAAAATAACATTTTTAGAAAACGTAATTTTGTAGGCAGAAGACGTATAAGACGATCATTTAGGAGGTTTTAGTGAATAAGAACATACATGATATTACTAAACGACCTATAATAGAATGGATACAGAAGCAAATAAGTATAACTGATTACGGAAGCGCAGAAAAAGAACAACAAGAACGAGTTGAAAAGTTTGAGAGCGAAATAGATAGTAATCTAGGAGAAACATTTGAAGACTATAAGAAGGCAAAAGAATTAATAGGAGAATCAGTTATAGATCCATATGAAGTAGTCTACCATTCGATAGTAGATAATAAAGTGTATATTAAATTAAACAAGAAAAGTTATGATAGCGAATGTAATATTAAGGGTTCAGAGGTCTCTGAATGTCAGTATTCGAACTTAGATGAAGCTCTAAAGAATAGCTCTACAGTAGACGTATTTAAGTTAGTATTCTTATATGTTATAGAATACGCTTTATATTTGGTGCTTAAAGTATTATTATCGTTAGCAAAGTGGCCTATTAGTGGACTCGTTATGTCAGTTGCGGCTCCATTAATAAAAGTATTCTATATACTAAAGGAAAAATTACCATTCGATATAGGACTTGAACTTAACGTTCCAGACAGAGTATTTCAGGAATGTAGATATAAGGTACCAATAAAAGGATGGATATCCGTTCCTGTACCTGTGTATTTGCAGAAGAAGTGCTGGGACAAAAGAGAATATAAATGGGATGACGAAAAGGAAGATATTGTTCCATTAGAAGAATCCGATTTAATAAAGGGAATGGAAACAGAATTCAATGATATGCTATATAATACCTTTCATTATGGTCCTCCAGCTAGGTGTAGACAACGTGCTCTTGGTATAATATCAAGATTTAAGAATAAAGTAAATGGAGAATTAGATAATGAGGCATACTCTGCTGGGTTATCATTATATGATATATTCAGATTCGGAGAAAAACTATTAGGTCATTCTGAAAAGGCATTAGATCCAATCGCGAAAGGATATTCTCCTAAGAATAGATTAGGAGGATATTCTACATCTACCGATCACTTAATCGCTGCAGATTTCTATGAGCTTATGAAAAGATTGGACGATTTGTTCAATAAAATAGAAAAGACCTTACATTATCTAATGAAGGATAAAGCTGTAGCATGTTGTCTTATTAGAAATTTACTTTCATCCATGTTAGCTACACATGGACAGTATCCAAGCAAAGAAGCTATTAATAAGCTTAGAAATACATTGAGGTCCGTAAGACTTATAGTTAGAGGTGTTATAAATCTTGAAAAGATGACGATGAATATATCGTTACCGAATCTTACTGAAATTCTTCAAGAATTCCTTCTAGCAGTTGTTGCAGCATTAGTGTCGGCATTAACGGTAGTACTACAAGCAGTTAAAGCTTCAGATCCATTTATCAAACTTTTGTATAGAATGAAATTTACGAAGAATGATCAGATATCGAGGGTATTACGTGAATGTCTTGCATGGAACAATTTCGTTAGTTGGATAATAGATGCGTATAGTCATATGTATGATACTATAACTAAACTTGCTAGAGATGCCCTTGTATGGGTTCTTAGTAAGATGAAAATAGCAGATAAGTCTGCCGACATGATCATAAAGATTATAAAGCTTACATATCTGTCAGATATCCTTCAAAAGTTAGATAAACTATTAGGTTTGGTGTATCTGGATCCTGCTCTTTCTAATATAGAATTCTTGATTAATTGTATAGATACAGATACATTGAAAGATATAAAAGAGGCTGGACAAATGAGTGCTTTGACAGATGGTGACGACGTGGATAGGTATAAAGAACTGACAGATGAAGAATTGAAACAATATATAGATGAGAAGGCTAAAACTGAACCAATTGTATCGGCATTAAAGGAAGCAGGTTTCTCGGATGAGGAGATAGTCAGTATGTTTAATAGAGACCCGCGGACTGGTGCAGTTGTTTCTAAGGAAAGTATTGATTATAATATAGATGATATACTCGATGTGTTTGGAGAATGTGGAGCGTCTGCTTCTGTAGAAGAATATAGAAAACTTATGGAGGAATAAATGGGTAAATTAACAGATATGATGTTTTCAGTTAATGAAGATCAAAATAAAGTTAAAGAGAAGAAGAAAACACTCTTAAAGAGATTGGAATTTGGATCACTATATAATAGAGAACTTAATCAAAATCTCGGTATCTATACAGAGTATTATGGACTTCCAAGAAATTCGTATAATAGGGAAAAGAAGTGGTTTATTCATTATCCTCCTAAAGGTTTAGTAGACGTACCATATATGTATTATAACGACTCTATAATTAGAAGAGCTATTGATATGGTAGTAGAAACTGCATTGATAAATGGAGTAGGTCTTAGTTCCAGGAATAAGAAATATTTAGAAGCCGTTAAGAAAGAGTTAGAACATATTTGCGATAATTCAGATACCGTATTTGAAGTATTCTTCAAGAATGTATTAACTCACGTAGCTACTTTTAACAATGTATTTATAAGAAAATTACGAGTACCTACAGACGACGCCTCTAAGATATATGTGGACGGAAAGCCTGTAGATAAAATAGCTGGAATAGAGATAATTACTCCTACCAATATTGCAATAGTTACTGATAAGAGAGGTAATGTATTGTTCTACCACCCTGTACGAGAAGTCAGAGTAGGAAAGGAAAGAGTAAGTTACGTAGTAGATTATGGTACTAAAATACCAAAGGAAGATATTATACATATTAAATTTGGCGGTATCTCTACTCTTATGTGGGCGATCCCGTCACTGTTAGCGGTTATGGACGATGTCGTTATATTAAGAAGAATAGAAGAAGACGTATATAATCTATTATTCCAGCATATTGTTCCGTTATATCATCTGCAATTGTCAACAGAAGGAATGGATATGCTAGAAGCAGAAGCACAAGTGGATAAGATGTATGATACTGTTGAAGATAAAGTTAGTCACGGCGCATTAATAACGACAGATGCATGGACGTTGAAAGTAATAGATCAAGGTAATTCGAGAATACCTAATGTAATACAATACCTCGAATACTTTAAAACAAGAGTATATACAGGATTAGGATTGTCCGCTATATCTTTCGGAGAAGCAGCAACTGCAAATAGAGCAACAGGAACCATTGTAGCGAGAAATCTAGTCATGATAGCGAAAAGTCTCTTAAATACGGTTAAATTATATTTGGATCATTTCTTACTGAAAGAGATACTTGTTCAAACGAAAATGGTAAAGAAGGAAATAAATGATGAAAACAAAGTAGAGATATACATTCCAGAAATAGATATTGAATGGAGACAGAGTATCGAAAACCATGGATTAATGCTGTTACAAGCTAATGGCATAACTATAGATGAATTCAGGAAAGAATATTTAGGTAAGTTACCATACTCAGATGATGACTTATGGAAAACGTACACATATATGTTTAAGTTGCCGCAGTCTGTATCAATTGCTAGAGACGAGTCGTTATCTGAGTTTTTGCAGACACAACAGATGCCAAGAAATCAATATGGAGCAAAAGAAGCGCCGGGAAGGAAAGCAGACGAAATCACTTTAGAGGAGCTCAAATTCCAGGATGTCTTAAATGATGAAGCTAGAAAGTTTCTTGACTCTCTTAATGTATACCATGCTGCCAGCGTGTTTAAAGGTATAGTGCTACCGTTAATGGATGACGTATTGGCAGGTAATAATGCGTCATATTCTAAGGTTAAAACTGCTCTAAAACATTACTTAATAGCATATTCTTCAGTAGTTATTAAGAAGGCAATACATGATGTTGTTACGGAATATGAAGGTAAAAATCCTAAAGTAGACAAGTTGGCACACGCGGACGTACTGAAATTACTTAAAAATAAGCTCTTTAGCGTAATAGATGAATCAGTGAAAAACATTAGAGAAGTTGTGAATGACGACGAAAAATACCAGACATTCGTAGACAAAGAACGTAGAATATTACTGAATATGGAGATCCTCGCTAGAACGGAACTAGTACGTGTGTATTGCGCTACAAAATTATATGCATATAACATGATGGGATATAATAAAGCAAAAATCAAGTTCATTATAGACAATACAGACCATAACGGAGAGCAGACTATAATATCACTAAAAGATAAACATTATGTTCTTACTCCATGGAAGTGGCACCCTAACGCAGTAAGGGACGTGGTTCCTACGTAGAATTTTGACACATAGAGAGTTCTGTGTATATCATTGATACTTATACGATTACACACATATTAGACAGTATCTACTTGCTAGACAGGTGTTTATATGCTATACTACAATAGAAATGCATAGGAGGAGCTATGAATAGAATAGTACTCATTGATAAGGTAGCTACAATAGAGTTACCTCAATATGATAATTCTTTGTACTCATCTGATAGGATTATTATAGAACTGAGTGCTACGCACACAGGATTTGTTAACAAGAACTTCTATTGGTATGATACAGAAACTGTAAAAGAAAGAGCCAATACATTTCTACATCCGTATCCAAAACCACTTGTAATATCACATGAATGGGAAAATCCTGTTACTACGATAGGAAGAGTAATAGGGATTGAGTTTGTAAGTCTACCGAAATTGGAAAAAGATGATCTATATTCTCCTGAAGGAGTGCTAAAGGTATTTGCAGAGGTTACAGATCCAGATGCTATAAAGAGAGTTTTAGATAGAAGATTTCTTACAGTTAGTATAGGAGCTGAAGGTTCCGCATACTGTTCCATATGTGGAGAAAAATTGTCTAGTGACCCATATGAACATGAACATGTAAGGGGGGAGAAATACGACGGAAGACTTGCATATTGGATTATAAAGGATGACTTAGAATATACACAAGTAGCATTTGTAAACACTCCTGCAGATTCTTATGCCAAAGTAGAAAAGGTGTTATCAGAGTCTCAATATACAGAGTTAATTCAAAAATCAGGGTATAACGATAGTACGACAAAAGGGAATAGAATATTCTTATTTGACGTGTATCAAAAAGGGAGGTTAAATATGGGAGATAAAGAGAAGGATAAAGATGTTTATATGGAGGACTTTTCAGATCTCGAACTATCCAAGGAAGATATTGATTCGCTTAAGGAGTTATCAGATGAGTTTCTTGAGGAAGTAGAAAAGGCATCAGATGAGTTTGAGATCGAGGTCGACGAGGAGGAGTTTGAGGATTCTACAGAAGAAGATAAGAAACTTCCTCCTGCTGGTTCCAAAGCCAGAAAGAAAATGAAAACTGTTTTTTGTGGTCCTAACAAAACATTTCCTATTCCGGATTGTAAACATGCTGCAGTTGCTCTTGCCATGCTGAATTGGCCCAGAGTTAAAAAGAAATATAGTGCTAGCGTTAGAGCAAGA